GACTATAACCCCCTTTCTATGCTTACTTGGGAGATAGGTGGTCTAAGTTTGGGATTGGTTCAAGATATATTTGGTCTTGTTGGTGATTTAATCAATGCTTGTGTAGGAACTGATGAGGAGAAGGAGAGAGCATTGAATGCCTTACCAAGTGTATTATCAAGGTTTGGGGATACCTTTATTGGCTTCTACAGGATAGGAATGAGTATCATTGAAGCTGCTTATGATACGCCAAAGCTTGATGTAGGTTTTCTAAGGAAAGTAAGAGCCTTGATAGACAAAGACTATACTCCTGAAGAACAGGAGAAGGCTGAGTGGACTCTCCTTGAGAAACTTCAGCATATCTTTGCGGATTCACCAGGGCAAGATGAGACTCAGTTTGAACAGATTATGAAGAGTATTACTGAGGCAGAGGATAAGCTTGGTACCAGAGATGTACTAGGTAAATTCTACACTCTCAGGCAGTTTGATGGTGACTTAAATACCTTAACAAAGCCTCTTCCTGATGCATTTATTAGTGAAGAGTATGGTATGTCTAAGCTAGTAGTCTTCCATAAGACGTGTTCAGATGCTTGGGCAGAGTACTATGCACTTCCAACTATTGACCCAGAAGTGAGGATGAACTACCGAAGGGCAAATTTAGATGTTGAAGCTATGCTACTCTTCTGGGGTAAGTATGAGAACCCTGTAAGTGGGTTAAGTCAAGGGCAGTTAGTAGAACTACGGAGAACATTGGAGGTCTTGTTCAGTTTATTTAACATAGACTATCACTATGAACACCCCTGGTTTGCTGATTGGAGCTTACCTGAGAAGTAGGGACTTGACAGAATAATTGGGATATGTTATAGTTTATGCAGTACATTAAAAAGGAGGAAATAATGGCTAAGGAAGGTACAGACGATGGTGGGAAAATCCCAGTTGTAGAGATTGAGGAAATCAAACCAGATGCAAGTGGGAAGTACCCAGAAACAATTCCTTGGAGCAAGTATGTTGGTATCAAGGAAAGCCTTGGTAAAAAACTAACTTCCTCTGAGGAAAAGGTCAAGAACCTTGAAGAGCAACTAAAGAAAGCCCCTAATGCAGATGAGTTCAACCAAATCAAAGGTGAGCTAGAGTCTACCAAGACAAAGCTTACTGAGAAAGAGGGTGAACTTACAAAGACAAAAGAGGCAACTGTTACTGAGTTGAGGAAGAACCTTATAGCTAAGGGTCTTACTGAAGAAAGAGTGAAAACTATGTCAGAAGCAGAACTGAAAGTAGCCTTAGAAGTGCTTGGGGACAAGAAGCCACTTCCTGACCTAGGTGGTGGTGGTGGCTCAGGTGTGCTGCAAGGCTCACCAATGGAACTTGCTAAGCAGGCTTACGAGTCTTCTAACAAGTTCAAAAAGTAAAATGAAGGAGGAAAGTAGAATATGGCTTGGACATTAGCCGAATTAAGTAAAATAGAAACTGATTCTTTAAGAAAGTCAGTTGTAGATACTCTCCTGATGGAATCAGATGTTATGCAATTTGTTCCTTGGGAGACTATCGGTACATTGTCCACTGCTGTTGTTAAGTACCAAGACCTACCTAGTGTTGGCTTCAGAAAGCTAAATGCTGGATATGCAGAGTCAACTGGTACGTTTGCACAGAAGGTGGAAAATATCTCACTGTTGGGTGGGATGATTGATACTGATAAGGCACTTGCCAGGGCTAGGAATACTATTGCTGATGCCAGAGCAATTCAGCAACAGATGATGGTCAGGGCAATAGCCTACAAGTTCAATGATAAGTTCATCAATGGGAGTCCTGTTACTGACCCAGAAGAGTTTAAGGGTTTATCTAAGAGGGTAGATGACATTGTTGCAGAGGGTTATACAGACCAGCTTATTGACCTTGCTGGCACTTATGGTGCTGCTAGGGATGCTGGTATCCTGTATGATACTGCTAGTAGGAATAACTTCCTAGACAAACTGTTTACCCTTATCTACTCTATTGATGGTCATAAACCTGACTTGCTGCTTATGAACAAGAAATGTCTGATTGCAGTTAGTTCACTTCTGAGACAGGAGAGACTGCTCAACCAGGCAGCTGATATGTTTGGTAGGTTCATAACTGAGTTTTCTGGTGTAAGGATGGTTGATATTGGTACGAAGGCTGACCAGGTTACCAATATTATCACTAACACTGAAGACCCACAGGGTCTATACACCAGTGACATCAGTACTTCAATCTATGCAGTAAAGTTTGGTATAGGTGAGGAGCTTTGGGGTATTCAGGAATACCCAATGGAAGTAACTGACAAGGGCTTACTTGAAGCTATGCCAGTGTATAGAACTGAGGTAGACTGGCCTCTAGGACTTGCTCATGTTAGTCCTCGTTCAATAGCAAGACTGTGCAACATCTTCCCAGACAATATAGTGCAGTCATAAATATAGGAAAAGGAGGAATAAGAATATGGCTTTTGATGCGTTAGGAATACTGAAAGGGCTTTATGGTGGAGCACTTGTTGAGGTAGATGAGAATGATGCTGTGCCCATTACAATAGCTGCCAATACTGATGGTAACTGTGTAGTTGATTTGAAAAAGACAGGAGCTAAGGGTCTTGCTGCTGTACTGATTTGGACAGCTATCTCAGGCACTCCACCTTACAGTGATGAAGGTACTATCCTCATTGAAGCATCTGATAATCTGGATAGGAATTGGCTAGAAGTAGCTCGATTCCCAGTGATGCATGCTTATCTTAGACGCTTGAAGGGTTGCACTGCAACTACAGCTTTTGTAGCTGCTGATGTGACTACTCCAAGGGTGCTAACAGCTACTACTGGTACAGATACTGGGTTAATCTTCTCTGTTGACCAAGCTCTCTTCACCGTTGGTGGAGTGGGTGATATAGTAGTTGAGATGCAGGACTCTGCAGATGTTTATGGGACTGCAGGGGATACACTCACTGCTACGGCTGGAACTGGTATAGCTACCCAAGGTGTTATTGGTGTACCAGAAGTGCCACAGATGATACCTGGTATCCACATAGTCAGGTTTGCTACTGATAAGAGATATGTTAGATGCAACTGTGAGGCAGTAGCTGATGGGCTGGGAACAGCATGGATACTTCTCACTGATAGTGCTTTTGTAACACTATAAACTAACAAGGAGAGGGGGGCTAATACCCCCCTAGTCCATAAGGAGGATGATATGCCAACAGCAGTTGATAGATTAGAGAAAGGAAGTTCAAAGGAACAAATTGATGCAGCTATATCTGATTGCATTGCCCAAGAGGTTAATTCAGGTAGGGAACAAGCCCAAGCAGTCGCTATGTGTCATGAGATGGCTCGTGATAAGACAGGGGGCAGGCCTGCTGCACCTAAAGGAGCAGAATAATGTACCACAATAATAGACTAGGATGGTTAAAGAAAGCCCCAGAATGGTTTCAGGACTTCTATGGTAATGATTTCACCCATCTTAGAACAAAGGTGGAGTGGTCATGGAAACTCCAGTTTGTTATCCTAGCAGGGATACTTGGAGGGGCAATAGCCATTATCTGCAGGGGACTGTAGGTGGTCAAGTAAAAGATGAATAAAGGAGGAAGTATGCAAGAGATAAAGGTTAATTTACCTCCAGACCTAAAGGTAGGGGCAAAGTTCAAGGGTGTCTTTGAGATTGAAGTCAAGGATAAACTTGGTAACTTAATCTCCAAGAGCAAAGCTGAGAACCTCATCACTGGCCAAGGGTTGAACCATATACTTAATGTTGAATTCTGTGGTGCTACACAGATTGCCACTTGGTATTTAGTAATGTTTGAGAGTAACTATACACCCCTTGATGGGGATACCTATGCAGTACCTGGCTATGTTGAGTTCACAGCTTTTGATGGAGCTACCAGACCTATTTATGATAAGACACTAGGTAATAAGCAAGTAACTAACTCAGCTAGTGAGGGAGTCTTCACAGCCAATGCTACTAAGACACTCTATGGAGCAGCCTTGGTAGGTGGTGGAACTAGCCCCACTGTTAAGGGTGACACTG